TTTACTCCAATCATATTATTTTCTATCTTATTCAATTTGTCTTTAACCCTTTGTGGTATATACATATTAACTACATCCTGCAATTCTCTTTTCTTCTGCTCATTGGCTTCTATCAAAGTCTCACTCCCTTTCTCGGCGTAGACATAGGTCCGACCAAGTGGTCCATCTATTGGAACACGATGATAAACACGCTTTCCAATATTCAGCACTTTAACAGAATCCATATCTGTAATTGTTTTCTGGGTTTTCTCTCGGTAATACTTATAACCGAGGATCGCTAAACCCATGGCCAAACCAAATAATGGACCAGTTGCTGCTTTTCTCTTGGCGCGCTTGAATCGCACACCTCTACCAGAAAATTGTGGCCCAGCCCAAAGGCCTTTAGCCACCAATTTTAACGCTACAACCGGACACCTGAAAGGGTCTGAACAACCACAGGCTCTTCCCATACCAATAGCGCATGGCAGAGCCTTAGTTTCAAAATCACTATCCTCATCAAAAACTCGATAGTAGTCGTGAAAATCATGCTTATCATCAAAGCCAAACCATCGCCTGATTCCACAAATAAAACTCTTACCTTTTTTAGCCAACCAATACTCTTCTGGAACACTTACCTTAACATCACTAAGTTTCGGTGGTGGATTGATTGGTATCATGCCCAAACTAACTGGGTCATATAAGGGTGGTCCAAAACCACCACTAAAAAGGTTTCCTACACCAAACATTTGGTTGGTCGCTTCTTGCTTCTCATAAACACCACGACTTGGAATATCTGCGAAATCATAATCACTATTCTCAAGTAAAATTTCCATCATTTCTCTAGTCTCATGCAACACTTTTGCTTCTTTTTTCTGGTAAACTTCTCTAATACCATTACGCAACGTTAGCAACACGTATTGCCAACCTAACGGCGGACTCTTTAGACTATAATCCCACTTCGCACCTGGTCTACACAACTTATACAAACATTGCTGATCAGTGTCAGGTATGGGCAATAATCTGCCATCCTCCGTTTTACTTATGGGCTCCACTTCAAAATACGCATCTATACGGGAAAGATAAGCTTCTGGATTGTTACTATTAGTAGCAAGCTTGGTTCTCCAAGCCGCGATTCCAATATTTGTAGTAACAATAAGAACTCGAGGTTCTGCAAACCTACCTTTATCGGGAAGTGAAGCCATTGGGAGTAAGTAAGGCGCTGTATCTTTCAATCTCAAAAGATTTTCAGCATTAACCTTAACTCCTTTCTCAGCTGCGGACAGAAAATCGGACAAGATAATAATGGGTTGCCCCATATATCCGTCCCAATGGGTAGCTACACCTGTAAAAGTGTACACGTAATCCTCTATTCTAATTTCTCTATCTTCCTCTGAGGCTTTCATGTCCTTTTGCACTGCTTCCGCTAAATATGAGTAATCAGAATCATACAA